TCGCTGGCATCTGTTGTCGTTACGCCATCCAAAAAAACTACATCAGCCAAGTATCCCTCAAAACGTGTAGTCGTAACGTGAAAACTTGACTCACCTACGCCATAACCACCAACTACAATGTTATATCCGCTCAACCCATTAATAACAGTAGCTACATCCATCGCCGTGGTTTGGGTCATTGACAATGCAGCACCATTCCACCAATAATTAGAAGTCGACCCACTTCGGTAACAAACGAAATGCCCCCATGCAGTCGGATCACGGAAAACGGCAGCACTGGTTTTAAATCCACCGATACCCCTTCCACTCGTTGTTAGATTTCCGTGGATATGAACTAGCTTTCCATCGCTATCGAAACCAAAATGTTCAGCGTTGTCAGCGGGAGTACCAGCAATATCAACATTACCGCTAAAAAAAGTTTGAAAAGCGTTACTGGTATCAGACAATTCAAAAGGTTTTAGCCACATAGATATGGTGTATTTATGTTGCGTTGAGGGTGTACCTAAATTGAATGTCAAATAGTCAGCAGAACCATCAAAAGACAAAGCCCCTGCTGGCTGATAACCTCCTGCTCCGCTTGGTATCCCACTAGGAAAAATAAACATTAATTACTCCCAGTTAGAGTCAGTAATTGCTACAAAGTTATTTACAGTATCTCGATCCATTTCGGCTATCTTTGCCTCAATCTCGTTTGATTTACTCCGGATGCTGTCCACTTTCTCCCACATAGCTTTTTGAGATACCATATCGGTTTTCTCTTTATCGTGTGCTTCTTTAGCTGCTTTAGCTGTAGCTTCTGCTGCTTTGGAATCTTCTTCGGCTTTTACCGCTTCCGCTTCCTTAGTCTTGGTAGTTTCTTGAGCAGTTACATAAGCTGCTTTTTGTTCATCTGTAGCACCTTCTGTCTCAGCCGTAGTCTTAGCGTTAGCTTCTGCTCCTTTAGCGTCTGTATGGGCTTTAGAAGCCGCTGTAGAGGCATCTGCTGCTGCTGTAGCTGCTGCTGCCGTAGAAGTTTCTGCATCGGCTTTGGTCTTGTCCGAAACTTGCTGATGAAGAAAACCAAAGTTACGTTGTTTCCATTCCGGAGCTACAGCCAGTATTCTTTTTTGAGCTTCTTTCTTTACGTCAGAAATTTTATTTGCTTTAGCAGAGGCCAGCATATCTGCTACTGCTTTAGCTTTCTCTTCTTCCGTAGGTTCCTTTGGAGCCACATAATCCGGATCGTCCTCTACTGGAGCTTCTCTGGATACTGTGGTTCCGTTAAAAGTATCTACTGCATCACCTTTAGCTTTTTTACCTACTGGTATTCCTATCCTATTAAGAGGAAAGATACCAAAAAACGGTAAATGTCCGTTAAGGAGAGCGTGTTTAGTTATAGTGTAACCAGTAAGAGGTTTAAGATCAGAGTGTCTGAAGTTACTTCCTTCCCATCTTACGGGTACATCAAAACTTCCATCGTCTTTTTTTGTCAATAAAACATACATTATTTTACATCCTGTGATTGGCCTATAAGTTCCATATTTGTACCGTCAGAACGGAATACAAACAAATCAATAGCACTTGCCGTAGCCGTAGAGGTTGGATCAGTTCCGGCTGGAAATTTAAATACAGCGTTCCAGCCACTGATTGAGTACGGACCCGATCCGTTGTTTACTCTGAGTGTGTAGTATGAACCAGCTACTTGATTAGTAGGTGCGGAAAATGCAGTAACATTATTTGTCAAAGTTAATGTAGCGTCCTGCGCTAAAGCTACGTCCCAAGTTTGAGTAGCTGCAAATGTTAAAGCAGCGGTAAGGGGTCTTTGTTGTGCGGTAAAGGTTTGTGCTACATCAGTTAAAGCATTATCAGAATCAAAGGCTTGAACATTTGTTCCAATAACCAAACCCAAAGCTGTTCTAGCTCCTGAAGCACTGGTAATGTTATCAAAGTTTTTATTAAGTTTTGAGTTTACCGCTGTCTGTACCGCTGTAAATTCAGTATTAAAATCAGCACCGGAAATAACTTTAGCAGCATCACTATCAGCTAAAGAGTCTTTTCCCGACCAAGAAACCGAAATTGAATAGTCACTCATTATATCACTCCATTATCTACTTGAATATTTTGCTTTGCCATATAGTGATCTAGAACTGCCAAATATGTAAGGTTCACGCACTTCCTGATTTCGATTACTCAGGTGTATAAATAATTGCTGTTGTTGCCAAGTATGTTGACTTGCTCTAGGAAACGGTTTAACAAGTGGACGTATTCTACCACGGGGCATTACGCATACATCCTACGTCTAGAAACCCTTCGAGATTTTTTTTGTTTTTCTGTAATTTTCTTTTTAGGTTTAGATTTAACAATTTTACCGGCAATTCTATTTTTTACAGTCATTATAAAATAACCCCGAATTCTTTGTTACGTCTGTTGACTAAATCTACAAGTTTTTCTCTTTCTGCTTCCCATATTGCTTTAAGTTCTTGACTATTAACTTTAGGATTATCATCTATAATTCTAGATATTTTACCTCTGGGAACTTTTAGAGCTTTAGTTAAGGGCATAGTATGTTTATCTTTAGGAGTAAACAGACCCCCCTTTGGCATTTCCATTGCAGTTGTTAATGGAGCAGTAGTTTTTTCTTTAGATTTACTTTTTAATTGTTTACCCGTCTCTACATTAGGAATTTCATAAGACTTGTCTTTAACTTGTTCTAAATTATCTTCTTTACCTAGTAAATCTAAAATATCATCTAGATTATCTGCTTCTGCTTCAAAACCTGTTTCTTTAAATTCAAGTTCATTATTTTCTATAAAATTTGCTATGTCTTCTGGAGTAGCCTGTGGATTAATAGATTTATATGTCTTTACGAGTAATTCTTCATATAATCTTTTAATTTTATTTTTTATTTTATCCAATTCTATATCGTAACTAGTATCGGATAAAAAAGATTCCATAGTCAACATTATAAAGTCCTGACCCCATTTCCATTTATTTCATGGTGTTTAACCCATCTATCATGAGCAGCTACAAAATTAGGATCGGAACCATCCAAAAGAATTACTGGAGTAGAAATGGTTTGTTTTGAAGAGTTACCACATACAACGCAAGTTGTTTTCTTAGTTCGTTCAGAAACAAATCTAAATTCTTCCTGAACATGACCACAAGATTTACATTTATAATTATATGAAGGCATACTCTTCAAAACTCCCCTAGTTATCGTTAAGCAGCAGGAACAGCTATTGCAACTCCAGCATCATCACGCAACTCACCTACACCGTACAGAGTATCAGCGGTGAAGAGATCACCAAGATATTCTTGTTTGTACTGGGTCTGAGAACGCACACCCATTTGCTCAACCAGAGCAAGAGCGTCTTTGTGCATCATCACACCAAAGCGAACAGCAACGGAGTTCGTTGTCGTTCCTGATGGGCAGTTACTGGAAACAAATACGTCCATGCCGTAGATACTACCAATTTTACCCGTCTTGATAGCTGAACCATCACCGATAAACTGTTGTTCAGTAAAACGGTTAATACCCAACATATCATTAGCTGCAACCGGAGGAATAACCATAAAACGATTATCCATCGGAACATCGGCATTATCCAGAAGAAGAATCATCTTCCGAATACCAGCGTCTGCAATGTCGGCAGCGTTAGACGTACCACCTACAAAGTCCGTAGTACCATCACTACCAATCTTTGCTTTTTCAAAGAGTGACGTACCTGAACCACCTACGGTTCCACCTTGAAGACCTTCAATCAAAGTGAACAAGTCCGTATCTACTTGAGTAGCCAGTGCGTAACCAGCATCGTCAGTGTAGAACCTACGAAGCGATTGTAGGGCCTGAACTTCAACAATGTCTTCAATAACTACGGAATATTCGTAGTGTTTAGCAATAGACAGTTGAATTTCATTATGCGTATCGCCTTGCAACGTAACTTGCGTGTTTGCTGCTTTAGCGTTAGCGGAACCACGTACTGGTTTTGGGATATGAATAGTATCCCCTTTTTTACCAGTGTGATTAATATTAGTAACAAGATTACCCAATACAAGATTTTTCTTGTATCCAGCGATAACCTCGTCCGACCACAACTCCGGAATAAACTTAGCTGCCGTTGTTGTAGTCTGTTGTGCAGTACCCAAAGCCATTTTATTTCTCCTTTAGCTCTTTATAGGTTATTTGACTCGACCTTCTGAATATGCAGCTAAAATTTCATCTTGTAATGCTTCATATCTTTGAGGGTCCCTTGTTTTAAGTCTGATTAGATCAGCCCTACGGTAGATTTTTTTACCGACTGTAGAATCAGAAGAAGCTCTAGAAATAGATTTACCATTACGTAGTGCGGCACTTCTTTTAGCTTCTTTTTCCGCTTCGGCTTCAGTTGTATTAGTAATTAATTTACGTTCTTTCCAATTACCAATAAGCTCCATAGCTGAATTTAAATCGTAGTTATTATGGGCCTGTACGTACAACTGAGTCCTAATCGGGCTTTTCTGAATCCACTCCTGAAATTTAGGGTCACCGACAATTTCTAAATAATCAGGATGTTTTGTTTCAAGTTGTTGAGTTGTAGCGTTCGCTTGTTGTGTTATACGCTGCTCTTCAAACTCACGGAACTTAGGATGATTTTCAATGGCTTTACTAACAGCTTTGTTAGGGTCATCAAAAAAATCTAATTCCTCTTCTTCAGTTTCGTTACTAGTCCCGTTTTGATTATTGGTAATTTGTTGTTGAAGAATTTGATCGGTCAGTTTTCTAAGCTCACCTATTTCTTGTCCTTTTCTACCTAATTCTTTTTCAAGATTCTCATAAGAACTAACAATGTCCGTAAAAGATTTGCCTTTAAATTTATCAGGTACTTCTAATTCTTCTTGAGATTGTTCCACTTGTTCTTCTACAGGTGAAGTCTCTTCTATGTTAGAAAAAGATTTAGCTTCTTCTGGCGTTTCAATTTGTTCTTCTACAACTACACTACTCATAATGCTAACCTCCGTCTATAAAGATTATGGAGTTGATAAAATGTTGGGATTAGATTATTCTAATTGGTCCAACGCTAATTTGGTGGTTTCCTCTAAATTAATAATCATATTTAGAATATCCACCTGACCTCTTCTGAGGTATAAAGTTTTTTCGTCTTCTATAGTCTGTATGTTCTCTAAAGATTGAGCCATTTGAGTTAATTCTTCGGTGAAGAGACTCCAAGCCTCTGAAGAAAACAAGTCTATTCGTTTTTCTAATATTTCTTTATCGTTCATTTTTTTTGTGGTGGTAATACTTTATCAAAAGAAGGAGTACATTCACATTCAGGACCGCACTCACAACCTACTCTACCACATTTAATGCAAATTACAGGTTCATCTTCATCTTCTAAAAATGGGTAGCTATATGCACTCATTTATTTTCCATTCTTGCTTTAGCTAAGTTAAGAATTGTTTCTGATTGAAGATGTTCTACTTCAGGTATGTTTCTCATAGTTTCTGATTGAACATTTTGTGAATCAATTCTAAGTTTTTCTATTCTAGCCATTTTTTCTGCTAAAGATGCTTGACGTTCTACAAGAGCATCTTCTGATTTTTTATCTACAACTTCACTTTGTAATTTAGCAGCATGAGCCATGTCTTTAGTAGCACTGGCTTTCATTTCTTCTATTTCCATTTGCAACTTCATAATTTCAAGTTGTTGTGCTACTTGTTGAACTTGTTGTGCCTGTGGGTCAGGCTGCATCATTTGAGCGATAGCTTGTTGCATTTGGTCCCTGTTCGATAGAGAACTGTTTTCAAATATAGAAAGCAAAAGCATTGCAAAGGGAGGTGTACCCGGTTGCGTCATGGAGAGCAACTGGATCATTTGTGTCATTTCTAATTCCTTTGCCATAATACCCATTGAAGAATAAGCAACAAATTTATAATCATTTGCTGGATACCTATTAGAATCAAACTGCATATAACGGAAAGCAGCTTTTTCTACTAAAGGAATTAGGAAGTTTTCCTGAAAGTTCATAATGGTACGCTTTTGACGTTTAATAGACGCTGCCTGAAGCATAGACATACCGGATGCAGTTGAGTTACGTGGGTTAGAGAAATTAGAGTTGGCGGTGTCCATTGCTCCAGTACCCATCTGCACCATACGTTCAAGCTCTGCGGCTTCTCTAAACGTATTCTGGCTAATATCCCCAAAGGTCAGAGGCATTAGAGTCTGACGTGGATCGCCATTCGTAAGAATGGTTTTACCCGCCTTGACTTCAAATTTAACACCACGGGGTAAACGTGTAGCGTCTACACCTAACATTGGATGCGTTGTAAGAGCTAAAGCATCTATTCTTGCTCTTAGTTCTGCATCAAGAGCCTTTTGTGGATTGTAACCTTTTTCTGCTACTCCTCTCCCCCAAAATCTATTTGGTACTCTATCGTGCTGATAAGCTACAAATGGACGATCTTCCATTAAATAAGGATTACGAGCAGCTTTTAAAACAGTATGATCGTTAGCTATAACTACTACAGCTTCTACAAGTTCATCTTCATCGTAGTCAAACTCTACACCATCCTCTTTTTCTTCTAAAAATTTAAGAGGAACTCGACCCCAATACTCTACTATTTTTACTTTATGGTCGTCAGAATCATTATACCCCATTTCATCGTCATAACCTAAATCCATTTCTTCGTAACTACCAATAGGTTTATCTTCATAAATACCGGCTTTAATAGCTTCTATAATTTCGTACTTAGGTTTTGTTACGATTTGGGCTACTCCCAGTGCTTCTTCTATGCTAGTAGCACATGGGTCTATGACAAATTCTTTAGGAGTTAATGATTCAATTTTAACTTTAACATTTTTATTTTCACTTACCATTACATCTGTAGTTAATGTATCGGGTATAGGTGATTCCATAGGTGCTTTAGACATTTCTTCAATAACATTAACTTTAGCTATGCCCGTACCGTAAATTGAACCATTTAAAAGAGCCTCTACAATACCGTCTTTAACTTTGTATTTATTAAGGTCTTCTTGTAGATTTCTACGGACAACAGCAATATCTACTGGATTTTGATCTCCAACATCATCCCGAACATCAAACCACTGTTCCTTACCAAAAATAGCTTCTTCAAGTTCCGCTACGGTAGCTTCAATGGCTTGCTGTGTTGCAGGAGAAATTAAACGGGACTTTTCCGAATCTCTTGTTTTATCTTCATAGGACCAAATACCACGCCAAATTCTATAGTATTCATCCCATTTTTCCATATAATTTGTGTTACGGTGTTCTTCCCATGCTTCTACACGTTCCATAATCCAAGAACCTAAAGAAGATTTAGGATCATCGTAAGCTAAGTCTTTAGTACCCTGATACATTATCTAGAGGTTCCCATTCTTCTATTTCAATAGATTGTGCAAAATCTGCTACAGATATTTGGTCAATATAGGCAAGAGAGTCCAATAAGTCATCGTGAGCCAAAGGGCTTGGAAAGTCCAGCATTTGAGAGATAAAATTATGATTCCAATCTGCCTTTCTTAGTTTAATCTTACCGTGTTCCATACGGCCCTGAAGTGACCAAATAATCCTGTCCTGTTTCTTTTTACCACCATGAGTAACATCGGTTATATTTATCCACCTACCCCTCATTCTCATGTAGTCTTCGAGGTACGGCATAATGGCGTTCTTTAAAGAACCTGATTCTATTCCTACTGTAGTTGCGCTGACATCTTCAGCGGAATCAAGTATCTTTTCTGCTGTCTCCTTAATGCCCCATCTCCCGTGTAAAATATCCTTAACGTACCATTCATCTTGGACAATCTTGACAATGGAGATAGCTGTTTCATCTAGTCTTGAACTTTTGAGTCCTCGTTCTTTTGAACTTTTTTCAAACCCAGCAGGGTCAACAGATATGACATAATGACCTTGTACTTTTGATATATCTTGAAATACATCTTCTTCAGCATACTTAATCCATTCCTCTTTAAATATACCACCTGTAAAAGATTCAAAAGTGGCTTCAAATTCCTGTCGAAACGCCTGAGTGGACATTGTTCTCTTAGCCGCTTCGACTTCTTTAGGGTCAATAAAGGTATTTGCTGTGGAAGTAAACTGAAATGCTTCCCAATCCTCTTTATTTTCCTCTAGCTGTGCGTCTATCCATAATTTATGGAAATGATTTTTACCAGCCGGAGTCCCTATAAATAACGCTTCACCCTTTACGTCTGCCAGTGTGGGTCTTAAGATCATCTCCCACACTTCCGGTTTCATTGAGGCATACTCATCAAGAACTACAAACGATAAGCCTACTCCTCGTAATGTATCCGGTCTATCTGAACCCTTGAGATATATTTTACGATCATTAATTAATGTAATCGTAGCCGTGTTCTCATGGGTAGACTTGATCACCTCCCTTCCAATGTCCTTTAAGATGCTCCAAAGAATATCTTTAGCTTGTTGGAAAGTAGGTGCTACATAGAATACATCCTTTTCTTGAGATTGTAGTGCCTTAATTATCAGGAGCCATGCGGCTAAATAAGATTTACCGAATCTACGTCCACAAGAAGCTATCTTAAACCTCTTCTTACTCTTAAAGATTTCCATTTGTGCCGAATGAAGTGTGACATTTATATCACTCATCTGTTATCCGGTTGGTAATCTCTCCCTCTATGACTTTATATTCTTCTTCTTCCTGACGTTCTATAGCCTTTACTGATTCGACTATAATGTTTATACCTAAATCTTCATGTTCGTGTTTAATCTCTACTGCTTTAGATACCGGGATGATCCGGTCCAGACACATTTTGAGACAATGTCTATCCCCCTCCAGAGCTAGTTCTATTACTTTGTCTACTATCT